GCCGCTGACCCTGCACCAAGTGTTGAGGTTCCAAAGGTTGCAGACGTTGCACCTGCGGACAGGGCAGCACGCTTGTTGCCTGATGTAGCATTCCAAGCAAACTTGGCAGGTGCTATCCATGCGGTCGAAATTCAAGGCGTCGTTCAGGTATAATAAGGGGGAACAATGGCACAATTGAAAACTTATGATTTCAAATCGGTTGCCGTCATCATGGGCGGCGTTCAAGCAACAGGTCTGGCAGACGGTGACGCGGTCACTGTCGAAATGGACGCTGATGCGTGGAACCTTTTGGTTGGTGCGGACGGCGAGGCAACTCGGTCCAAATCAAACAACAACGCTGCAACGGTCACATTGCGACTGATGCAAACGTCTGACATGAACGACATTCTGACATCGTACTATCAGGCAGACAAACTTGCCAACAACGGCAAATTTCCTCTGATGATCAAGGACAATTCAGGTCGATCACTTCATGTTGCAGAACAGGCGTGGGTTCAAAAGCTGCCTGCCGTCAACTATGGCGCAGAGGCTGGGCCGCGTGAATGGGTGATCAGAACTGGGGAACTTGTTTCTACAGTTGGTGGAAACTAATCAATCAAATAAAGGACGTGTGACGTGAAGCTTAGGACGCAAGTTTCAATCGAGCATGGCGGCGAAGTGTTGGTCTATGACCTGCAACAATTGCCGCCAACAAAAGCAATCAAAATGATGACCAGAACAATCAAGCTTGTGGGTGAACCCTTGCTTGTGATGTTGGCTGGCGGTCAACGAGACATCACCGAGGTTTTGCCAACGGTTGCAAAAATCTTGCGTGAAGGTCTGGACGAAAATGAAGTTGACTCGCTGATCAAAGAGTTCATGGGCTGTGTGTTTTTCCAGGGTCAACCTGTTTCACCACAGTTCGAAACTCATTTCATGGGAAAACTGCCAGTGATTTTCAAACTTTTGATCGAAGTTTTGAAACTGAACTATGCAGATTTTTTAGGAGACTTCGCCAGAGGAAACGGTCTGGGACTCAAGGCGAATCAGTAAGACTGCCCGATCACTTGGTTGATGTTTGGATTGTTTGGCGAGTTGTCTTGTCAAAGGTTGCCACATTGAGGGAAATTGAGGAACACTATTCATTGACAGACTTGCTCGACGCAAACGAGGCTTTGGACATTCAGCAAGATGTTGAGGCAAGGGCAATGAAAAAGGGGTCTAAGCAATGACGGTTCAAGAATTGTTCACAAAATGGGGTTTCGATGTAGACATGAAACCTCTGCAACAGCTTGAAAAAAACATGGCTGGGTTGCAATCAAAGGTGAACGCGGTTGGACTGGCGGCGGTTGCTGCGGCTGGGACCATGTTCGGGTTCGCAAAATTCACGGCAGATGCGGGCGACCAGGCTTTGCACACGGCTGAAATGCTTGGCCTCAATGTCGAGACACTTCAAAAACTACAATTTGCAGCAAAGCTTGCGAACATCGAAAGCGGCGAATTTGCTGGCGGCATGAGGTTCCTTTCAAGGAACTTGCTTGCGGCACAACAGGGTTCGGGTGATGCGGCCAAGGCGTTCCAACGTCTTAAGCTTGACCCAAAATCATTCAAGTCAGGCGACCAGGCGTTGCGTGCAATCGCTGACAGATTCCAAACATTGCCAGAGGGTCCAGAACGTGCGGCATTGGCAATGCAATTGTTCGGTCGTTCGGGTGCCAGCATGGTGCCGTTCCTCAAACAAGGGTCTGCGGCCATTGATGAGGCAGGGGCAAAGGCTGAAAAATATGGGATTGTCTTGAGTGAAGCGCAGGCGCGTGCGGCTGATGAGTTCAACGACACACTTGATGAATCAAAAGCGGCACTGACAGGGGTTCGAAACATCCTTGGCAATGCTTTGATTCCTGAAATCACCAAGCTGATGCGTGCTTTTGCTGACTACATGGCACAGAACAGGGACATCATTGCACAAAACATCGGCAAAGTTTTTCAAGTTCTTGGCAAGTTCGTCAATCTTGTGACCAAGGCAGCGGTTGGCGCGGTCGAAATCTTTGGAAATCTTGCCAAAGCATTCGGCGGCACAGGCAATGTCCTGGAATACCTCAACAAAGGTCTAGACTATTTGCTGATGAACCCAATGTTTTTGAAAGTTTTGGGTGCGACCACACTTGCGGTCTATGGTTTGGCGACGGCGTTCGGGGTTTTGAACCTGAAAGCCATGGCAATCCCTTTGGCAATTGCTGCGCTTGTCGGTGTCATTGCATTGATTGCAGAGGACATCATGGCATTCACGCAAGGTCGAGACTCTGCGCTTGGTTTGTTGCTTGATTTTTTCAAGACCAAGTTCCCAAATGCGTTCAAGTTTTTTGGCAGCATTTTCGAGGGACTGGTTTCCATTTTCAAAGTATTTTTCAACTTGCTTTCAAGCTTGCTTGGCATCTTGTTCAAGATCGGTTCGGTGATTGTTGGCGTTGTGGTCGAGGCATTCAAAAAGCTTGGTCAAGCGGTCTCATTCTTGGTTGAAAAACTAGGAATCGGGTCCATTGCTGCGGCTTTGGGGGGTGCGTTCAAATCAGGCGCACAGGCAACGGCAGATTTCACGGCAGGGGCTGCCGATCAAGTCGGTGTTGTGGGCGGTTTGCGTTCAATTGAACCAGGGTCTGCACCTGCACAAAGCGGTTCAGTGCAAGCAAACCAGAACAACCAGAACAACATCAATCTGAACATCAGCGTGCCGCCAGGGGCGAACCCGAACGACATCGCAGGGGCTGCGCGAACAGGTGTCACCGATGGGCTTGAATCGGTCTTGCGACAATCAAACAGAACATTCAAGTCGGGGGTTGCATACTAATGGCGTTGCTTTCATTTTTGACAGGAAACACACCGATTCGAACCAAGTTCATGGACACCGAGGGGAAAATTGACCTGCTTTTGGTTGATGCCACGATTTCAGAAACCCCGACCTATGATGCAGAGGTGACGGCGTTCCCTGTTGAGGACGGTCCAGACGTGACCGACAACATTGCCTTGCGACCAATCACCTTGCAGATTGACGGTGTCATTTCAGAAACACCAATCACCTTGAAAGGGACGGCAGCAAGCCTTGTCACATCGGGTGCAGTTGCAGCGGCAGGCAGGCAAGGGGGTTTCAACCCACAGCTTGCAGGAATTGCAGGGGGTTTTCTGGGTGCCTCGATCTTTGGGGACACTGTCAGGGGCCAAGATGCAGACGGCAACGAACGCGCATTGAACCCTGCCGATGTTGCACGCAAAGCAATTGAGGACATTTGGCGCAAAAAGACTTTGTTCACAATCGTCACGAAACGCCGCAAGTTTGACAACATGGTCATTCGAAACGTGACATTTCCAAGGGTGCAAAATGATGGGGGCAGCTTGCGTTTTTCATTGCAGGCGCAACAAATTCGCATCGTGAAACCTGAATCTGTGTTGATCAAAAACATTGCCACAGGTCAGGCGCATGGGGCGGCATCAACAAGCCTTGGAAAACAGGCAACCGAGGCAGCAACAGAAAAAGAAAAACAATCGGGGTCATTGCTGTTTCAGGGTCTGCAAAAATTTGGCGTCATTGGGGGTTAAATGGCTTATGTGAAATTGCCAGTGCGTGCGGACTTGCCAGCCTATGAGTTCGAAATCGAACTTGAGGGGCGAGTTTTCTTTTTTTCATTCAACTGGAATGCCAGAATTGGCAAATGGTTCATGACAATTAAGGACCAATCACAGGCGGTCATCGTTTCAGGCGTCAAGCTTTTGACAGGTTGGCCGATCTTGGAACGACTCAAGGACACGCGCTTGCCTTTGGGAACAATGTTTGTGATTGATTCAGCAAACGAGGGCAAGGACCCTGGCGTTGATGAACTCGGGTCGAGACACATTTTGATGTATCGAGAAAGCACGACAGTCGATGAGTGAATTTTTGTTTGAACGAACAGTTTCATTTCAGTTTGGGGTTGCTGGTCAGTACGGCAAACGCTTCACTGATTTGCGCGTGGTGTTCGACATCGAACGAACCTCAACGAGTGAACCAAACAAATGCAAAATGGCAATCTATAACCTGACAAAAGATTCAAGGGCATTGGCCGAAAAAGAAAAAATGCAGGTGATTTTGCAGGCAGGCTATGGCGGCAGGAACGAAACCATTTTTCAGGGTGATGTCGGGCGTGCAATGTCCAGACGCGAGGGCGCGGACATCATCACAGAGTTCGAGGCTGGCGACGGCGAGGCTGCATATAATGATTCAACAGTGAACAAAAGTTTTGCGCCAGGGGTGAATTTCCAAACCGCTTTGAATTTTGTTTCGCAGTCATTTGGCTTGCCTGTAAAGGTGCAACAAGGGGTTCAGAACGAAACCTTTGCCAACGGCTTGACCCTTTCGGGTTCAAGCAAAGACAAGCTTGACGAACTGACATCAAAACAGGGGCTGATTTGGTCAATTCAAGATGGGGCCATTCAGATTCTGAAACCAGGCGAGGGGACTGGCGAGGAAGCTGTTTTGTTGAGTTCATCAACAGGCCTCATCGGTTCCCCGAAAAAAAAGGACAATGGCATTGAGGTCACTTCATTGCTGAACCCCAAAATCAAACCTGACAGACCAGTGTTGTTGCAGTCAAATTTCGTGCGCGGTGTGCTTGTTCCTCAAAGGGTCAAGCATCGGGGCGACTCATTCACTGGCGACTGGTTCACAATCATTGAGGCAGAAATCAAATGACGGCAACACCCACACTCTCAGAGGTCATCAAGTCAGCGATTGAAACAAGGTTGGTTGACCTTCATTCGGCTATGCCTGGCGAGGTTGTGTCATTCAACCCAAGCACACAAATGGCAGACGTGCAGCCAGCTTTGAAACGTAAATTTGTGACAAGCCAAGGGACAAGGGTCGAGGCATTGCCAGTGATTCCCAATGTTCCTGTGGTATTCCCACGCAGTTCGAACGCAATCGTTTATTTCCCTTTGCAAAAAGGTGATTCAGTTCTTTTGATTTTTTCAGAACGGTCCATTGACAGATGGGCACAGAATGGCGGCGTCGTTGACCCTGCCGACACCCGAAAACATAGCCTTTCAGATGCGCTTTGCATTCCTGGACCATGGCCTCAAAGCGGTGCCTTTGAGGTTGCAGACCCAAGTAAGATGAACGTCCAGTTTGGTGATGCTTTGATTCAGCTTTCGGATGACGGCAAATTCAAGATTGGTGTCAATGGCAACGCGCAACTAGAACTGATTGACCTTTTTTCAAAGACACTTGAACAATTGGTGCAGGCACAGACTGCGGTCGGGCCTTTGTTGAATGCTGCGCAGTTTGCGCAACTGAAAACATTGCTTGACCAAATGAAGGGGTGAACATGGCACTGACTGGGACTGGGAACGCACTAGGTTCGGCCATCTGGAATGCAATCAAGGCAGACACTGGCGCGACATATACGCCAGAACAAGACGCCGAGGCATTGGCAAAATGGCAAATCATTGCGAATGAAATCGTTGCGCACATTGTGGCGAACGCTGATGTGAGTCCAACAGGAACAACACCCATGAACGTGGCGGCGGCACCTGTTCAGGTTTCGCCAGCAACAGGAACAGGGGCGGTGCTTGCACCTGGCACAGTGCTTGGACTTGGAAAAATCATCTAGGGGGAAACGTGGGCGACTTAAGATTGAATGAACAGACTTATGACTTGGACCTTGTGAACGGTGATCTTGTGTTGACCCAATCAGATGACGCAATCAGGCAGTTGATTGTTCAAAGATTGCGCACATTTTTGGGGGAATGGTTTCTTGATTTGTCTGTGGGTGTTCCTTATTTCCAGGACATATTAAAAAAGAACCCAAACATTCAAGTTGTCGATGGTGTTTTGAAACAAACTATTTTGGACACACCTGGGGTTGTCGAGTTGCTGACTTTTGAACTAGACTTTGAGTCAGGAACAAGGAAACTCAAGGTTGATTGTTCTATTCGCACGCGCACAGGCGTGATAGATTTCAGCGAAGCATTTGGTTAGGGGGACGCGATGGCATTTGGTTTGAACTCGGACGGTTTCACAAGGAAACGTCTGTCAGACATCAAGGGTGAAATTGAGGACGCTCTTAGGCAGCGGTTTGGAAATTTCATCAACCTTTTGCCGCAGTCAGTTTTCGGGAACTTGGTCGGCGTTTTTGCTGACCGCGAGGCTGAAATCTGGGAACTTTCCGAGGACGTTTACAACTCACAATATCCAGACACCGCCGAGGGCGTGTCATTGGACAACGTCGCAGCCATCACAGGGATTGTCAGGCAGCCAGCCACAAAATCAAAAATTCAAAACGTGTGTTTGTTTGGAACCGCTGGGACTTTGGTGCCGCAAGGGACTGAACTCGCTGTTGCAGGCAACACACAGGCAAGGTTCGTGACAGATTCTGACAGAACTTTGGTTGCTGGCGTTGATGAGGTTCAGCTTTTGACCTTCGCAACCCTGCCATTGTCGGGTTCATTTCGGCTTTCATACAGGGGCGAACTTTCAAGTTTGCTGAATTTTGATGCAACTGCACCACAAATTCAAGCGGCGTTGAATGCGTTGCCAAGTTTGTCGGGCGTTGTTGTCACTGGCAGCATGGGACCTGGGTTCACAATCACTTTTGCAGGGGCAGACGGCAAACAACCGCAGCCTTTGATTGTGGTTTCGAACAACACCACAGGGGTTTTAACCACATTGGTTTCAACTGTTGAGGGCGTTTCGCAGGGTCAGGTTGATGTGACCGCGATTGAGTTTGGACCAACGCAGGCACTATATGGAACACTGACCGTGATCAACACGCCAGTTTTTGGACTCGATTCGGTCAAGAACATTGAGGCAGCAATCGTCGGCAGGAACGTCGAAACAGATTTGGAACTTCGCGCACGCAGGGCAAACACCTTGCAGGTTGCAGGGGCCGCCACACCCGATGCGATTCGCGCAAGGCTTTTGAATGTTGAGGGCGTCACAGATGCTTTGATTTTCGAAAACATTTCAACGGTTGTTGATGTCAACGGCAGACCGCCAAAATCATTTGAATCGGTCGTTGCTGGCGGTGATGACCAAGACATTTTCGACACTTTGTGGGCATCAAAACCCGCAGGCATTGAAACATTCGGCTTTGAGACTGGTTCAGTCCTGGACTCAATGGGTGTTTCGCAAACCGTGAAATTTTCAAGACCGACAAACGTATCAATCTATTGTGATGTGACTTTGACGGTTGATTCTTTGTTATATCCTGCGACTGGCGACGATGTTGTCCGTGATGCCATCGTGAATTTCATCAACACCCGAGGCATTGGCGGCGACATCATCACTTATCCACAATTGATTTCGGTTTTCGCTGGCGTTCCTGGCATTCTTGATGTGGTCATTCGCATCGGCAAGTTGCCAAGTCCAACGACTGATGACAACGTGATCATTTTGGCGAACGAAATACCAGTGACCGACAACCTCAAAGTGACGGTGACAAGTCCATGATTCCAACAATCAACGACCACATTGAAAAAGCAAAGGACAGACTGTTGACCCAATACAGGGAAAAACAGCGAGTCGGCTGGGTCATTGAGGCTGTGGTCAATGAGATTCAAAACCTTGAAAATGTCTTTGCTTTGCTTGCAACTGACAGGACTTTGGACGTTTCGGCAGGTGTTCAGCTTGATCGAATCGGCGTGATTGTGGGGCTTTCAAGAGTTCCTGGTCAATCAGACGCGGACTATCGGCAGGCACTGAAAGTCAAGATAGGTCAGAACATTTCAGAGGGTGAACCAGAATCGGTCATCCAAACTTTCAGGACTTTGACAGGGGCAACCCTTGTGATTCTGAATGATGGGGCCTATGCAGAACTTTCGTTGATGGCAAACTTGCAATTCACGCAAGAACAAATCAATGTTTTGCACAGGGAAATGAAAAAGGTGATTGCGGCAGGGGTTCGAATCGACGGCATTGGGTCGTTTGATGCAACCGAACCGTTCGCATTCGCAGGGTCTTTGCCTGGTCGGGGGTTTGGTGACACACTTGACCCATTGGCTGGCGGCAAATTCGCAACAGTGAAACGACAAAATGACAAAAAGTTTGCTTTTGATGGGTTCAATCCTGACAATTCAGGTTTTGGAACAGTGTTTGACCCAATCGTGGGCGGCTTATTTACAAGCTTATAAGGGGGCGCGAAGATGAGTAAACCAACAATCAAACCAGACTGGATGCTTGGGGTCACAGGGCCGCAGGTTCTTGAACCAACATCAGGAAAAAAAGCGGCAGGATGGGCCGTTGATGAACGACCGCCACGCGAATATATGAATTGGCTGTTTCAGAACTTGTCAGAATGGATTGAATACATTGACACGGTTTCTGATTCACTCGACCAGTTTAATCAAATCTATTCTGCAATCGTGGGAACTGGACCTTTGGCAACTCATGCCACGCTGAATGCTGCAATGGCAGATTCTGGCGTCCCACAAGGTGCGCGAATCTTGGTCATTTCAGATTTGACCCTGACTTCGACACAACAAATCACAAAGAACAACTGCCGCATTGAGTTTGCGCCAGGCGTTTCAATCATCAGAGGGGTTGCAACCACAGGCTTGCAAATTTCGGCTGATGGGGTGAAAGTTTTGGACGGCAGATTTGTGAATTTTTCGACCGCTGGCGACAAGGCAATTGTCATTGATGCAGGTTCGGACTACACGCAAATCAGAGACACAAGATTCAACAACTGCGTTCTGGAAATTGACGACTTGGCAAACACGTCATCAATTCTTGGAACGGTGACAGAATAGGGGGACGCATGAAAGCATTTTTGAGGAACAAAATTTTTCTTGGCATTTTGTTGACGACAGTGACGGCATTGGCCGCAGACACTGTTTTGAACACAGACCGCACCAAGATTGGCCGCAAGGTCAGTTCAGGTGACAAGGTCCTAGAGTTTGACAACAACTCGGTTTCAAACCCACAGATTTCGACGACGCCAGGACAAGACAACCTGCGCGTGCGCACGAACAGAATGCAGCTTGGAACAGGCACAGCGGCGAATCAATCCCTTGAGTTCAACACTGGGGCAAGTCCTGCCCCTGCAATTCGTTGGAACAATACAGCGGCAAAGATTGAGTTCACAAATGACGGCACAAATTTCAAGGCTATCGGTTCAGGTTCTGGGTCGGGCGCAGGAATCAACCTCATTGAAAATTCAGGCTTTGAGGACGGCACACTAGGGTTCACAAACACTGGCGGTGTTGTCGCGGTTGTGACCACAGGTTCAAACCTTTTGTTTGGATTGCAGTCTGTGACCTTCGACGCATCGGCAGCGGCACAAGTTTTTGAAACTCAAGCAATCACAATCCCTGAAATCTTAAGGGGTCGCAATTGTTTGGCTCGCGTTCATTATAAGGGCGCAGATGCAAACCTGATTTTCGAGGCAACAGACGGTTCAAACGTGCAGCTTGCACAACAAGTGTTTTCTGCTTTTGCATCTGTCAGACCTTTGACTCTAAATTTCCCTTGCCCGACATCTGGTTCAATCAAATGGCGCGTTCGTTCAACGGCAGACGCGACACTGGTTGCGCTTGATCAAGTGACCTTGGGTGAAGCTGACAACTTGTCACAAGTGAGTCAGGCGACTTTTGTCGGGGGAATTAAGTACACGCCAGCCTTGAACTGTATTTGGAATGTCGCTTCGCCAGGTTCTTTTTCAAATTTTCCTGCCGACACTGATTGTTCTGCACCAACGGTCACAGGGTCTGCCTCGGCACCTGCTACAAGAATCCCTGGAATCACGTTCAGCAGTCTTGCGCCTGGAAATTATGTTTTTGTTATAACTGCAAATACTTCAAACAGTTCCGTTGCTGGCTTAGGCCGCTACACTTATTACAGAATTAGTGATGGGACAAATCACTCTTCAAGCGTTGTGAACTATACTGATGCAGCAAACATTGTTGCTCAGAATATGGCACCAAGGCCAATCACAATCAATTCAACACTTTCGAATGTGACATTTCAAATTCAAGCTCAAACATTCACTGGGGCGACTGCACAGTTGTTTGCTGGCGGCGACACGGCTGACCTGGAAATTCTAGTTTACCGTTTCCCATTGTCATCAGAACAAGCGTTCAGACCTGATCAAGTTGCTTGGCGAGTTGATGCGAATATTGCAGGCGGCAATCCAAACTTAGGAACTGCGTCAGTTTCATCATATACTGGGATGACGCACCCATCTTTAACTCTGACAAACAATCCAGGGATTGGGGTCATTCCTGCGCAGATTGGTTGCGCTGGCACGACTGCACCTACTGGCACGACTTGCACAGCGGCAGATGAAAGCGTTTCGGTTTCTTGGCTGCAACCAACAAGCGGTGACGTGTTGGCGTGTGCAACAATGAATGCATTTTTGAGCTTGCCAACAAGCAGTGCAGCCGAACAGATTTTTCAAATTGTCGAAACGCCAAACAATGCGCAGACAATTTTGCAAGAAGGCAAAGGGAAGCTGTCAAGATATTTCAACACGGCAACAATTGCAGGCGCACAAACAACGCCATTCAGAGTGTGTGGAACATTTAGTTTTGCCTCGGCAGGGCAAAAAACACTAAGGGTTTTCTATGAGCAAAACATTGAATCGGGGTCAATTTCCAATTCAACTGCAATTGCTGATGCTTTGCCAAATATCGGCCAACGAGACATCAAATGGGAAATCACACCACTGACCCAAGCTGTGCCAATGCCTGTTCTTGTCGGCGGCCTTTTGCCTGGCACACCATCGACAACAGAACGCGTTGTCAGTGCAACTGTAAACTTAAACTGCTCGGCCTCGCCATGCTCAATGGACAGGTCCTCGGGCATTTCGTCAATCACAAGAACTGCGGCTGGACAATATGTTGCAAATTTTTCAACTGCATTCGCGGCGTTTCCAACTTGTGTTTGCAATGCTGGCGGTGCTGTTGGCGCAATCTGTTTTCGAGACGCCTTAAATAGTCCAACGCAATTTGGTTTCGGCACAACGCAGGGGTCTTTTGCAAGGGCTGATGCAAGTTTTGAAATAAAGTGTGTTGGTCCAAGATAGGACCATGGTCTAGGTTTTGAAAAAATACAGGACAACGGCAGGCTGCAAAAGCTTGCCTTTTGTTCGGTGAAGCAACGAAAATGGTTGTGAACAGAGGGGGAAACATGAGAACAGCAATCTTTTTAAGCCTTTTACTTATGCTTTCAGGCTGCGCAAGCAAGACATTGGTCAAAAATTGTGTCGAGACCAAAGACAATGCATATTTTGTTTGCGACGACGTGTTTTTCAAATAAAACTTAAGGGGCAGTCATGACCACTATGGTTGCAGCTTGGGGAAAACTGACAATGGAATACGACGAAAAACGCCGTCTTGTATTTGGTGATGTTGTTGACAAGATGTTTTGGGCCGTGATTTCGGGCTTTTTGTTCTGGATTGGCATGTCAATCATGTCACTGAATGAAAAAATGGCAATCGTCGTCACGCAAATCACTTATGAGGCAAGGGTCAACGCTGAACAATCACAGCAAATCAAGGAACTCGAAAAAGAACTGCGCAAATCAGGGGCAAGATGATGGAAAAAACCTTAATTTTTGCATTGTTTTGTGGGCTTTTGTTGGGTTGCCAGCCTGTGGTTGATGAGTTCAACCGTCCGATTGGTGAAGTTCCCACAACGGTCACGCAAAGTTCGACCACGACCACGCAAAAAAAAAACGAATGCGCGATTGGCGACTATCGAGTTGAACACGTTGGACCAGGAAACCGCTGGCGTCGTGTGATCAAGATGCCTCATGTCGGTCAGTTCGTGGCTGAAAGTCACTATTTGACCACAGATGACAAGCACATTTCCCGAACGCCAGAAACAGTCACACACGGAATCGAAAAACATTTAGAACGCGAATGTGTTTTGTTTAAAAAGTATGTGCCAAACGTGGCGTGTTCTGACCTATTCAAAACACGATGGGCCAAGCAATGGACACCCTCGGAATCTGGACCCATTGGCGTGGGGTCTCGTGGAACAGTCTGGCAAAAAGCCAACCTGACCCCTGAACAGGAAATGTTTTCGTTGAATATGATGTGGGGACCAGGGCAAAGACCAAAACCAGGAACCAAATTCGTTTTGAACTATGATGGGCGTTCGATTGTTGTCTATTCGGGGCACGAAACTGGACCAGGGTCCAAGGAATATCTTGGCGGCGTTTCGCACGCGGTTCATTTTTATTTGAGGGCCAACAACAAAAGTCAGATTGTCATTGCCTATCCAAAGGACCAGTCATTGCCGCTTGGACCAATTGACTGCAACATCTTATGAACTGCGAAACTTTTGACTGCACACAGTTTGCCTTGATTTTGTTGGTGTTCCTGATTGAATACTGGCTGGGACGAACGAAAAAGGTTGAGGCGAACTCGACAATTCAACTTATTTTGAACATGGTGAAATCAATCATCATGAAAAAAGGGGGACGATAAATGGAACCAATGTTGAAACCATTCGACACGGCTGTTCTGGTTGCAAAACTTAAGGGACGCGGAATCGAAATCAAGATTGAAGCTTTGGACGTTGCTGAAAAAGCAGGCGTCATTTTGGTTGATGAGGTGTTTGCATGGACTGAACAGTCTGTGAAGCTGACTCAAAACCCTTATGATGATTTTGCCTTGGCAGTATTGCCGCCAGTGAAGTCATTCATCTTGGCAAAAGTTGACGAAATCGACGGTCAAAAAGGCTAATTGATGACACATCAACAGTATGTCGAAAATCTGAAACGAACGGCATACTCGGCAGGCGTGAAACTGGTCATGGAACGGCTTGTTTCGCGCTTTGCTTTTTTCCGATTGGCTTTGATTAATCCTTTGGCTGAACGTGCGGTCAGTTGGGTTGTGAAATCGGTCATTGAAAACGGCGAACTTGGGGCATTCTTTTGGTATATTGATTTGCGAGTTTCTGCACAGGGCAGGGCTTTCGAACAGGCCGCCATGATTTACCACAAAGCACAGCAAGGGGGAACTGATGAGGAAAAAAAACGCGCTGAACAGCAACTCATTGACAGTTTCAGGGTCTTTGCAAAGTTCAATCAATAGAATTTTTGCACTATTGTTTTTCATGTTTTTATTTTCTGGCTGCGCGACCATGCCGCCAGATGAATTTGTTTGTGTTGAACTGTCGATGTCGAAGGGGTTTTGCACAAAGACCATTTCGAATCAGGAAATGATTGTCGATGAGGTCAACACTTTGAATGGTCAGACGTGGTTTCAGATGAGACCACAATTTGTTTTGGTGCCGCCAAAGACTTGGGCCGAAATCAAGAAATTCATCATTCGTGAATGCAAAAAATCAGACACTTGCAATTCGACTGTGGAGACATGGGAACGAAAGCTTGTTGAAATCGACGAAAAACTTGCAGAAAAAGGGGGCGCACAATGAGTCTATGGCGAAGAATCAGAAACATTTTCAGACGACCGCAACCTGTGTTGACACCTATGCCACAACCAAAACCGCAAGAACCGCAAAAGCCTGCCGAACCAATCAAGCCAGTTCAACCGACTGATTCAATCTATGAAAAAGTCTATGAAACGGCGTTCAAGGAAATCGGCACAAGCGAGGTTTCGGGCGATGGGGACAATCCAAGGGTTGTGGAATACCACAAGGCAACCAGTGACGGCGCAAGTCCTGACTCGGTTCCTTGGTGCGCATCGTTTGTGTCATGGGTTTTGGAAAAAAACGGCATCAGGTCAACGCGGTCCAAATGGGCGCGGTCATATTCAACTTTCGGGGTGAAACTCGACAAGCCTGTCAAGGGTTGCATCGTGGTTTTGAGTCGAACAAGTGACCCTGCAAAGGGCCATGTTGGGTTCTATGCATACGAGACGCCAGGACTCATTTGGCTTTTGGGGGGCAATCAAGGGGACAAGGTTTCAATTGCACCCTATGACAATGGCCGCTTGATTTCATATAGAGGTTTCAAGGTATAGCGTGGGCCGAGGGAAAACGTGTCAACCTTGGCCTTGCGTCCAGGTTCAGGGGTGACATTTTGTTGAACTTGGTCCATGCTTTTTTTGACAGGGGGACCAAATGGCGGCAGGCAATCACAGAATTTTGATCGAACAAGGTGCAACATTTTCCATGGTGTTGACGCTTTCAGATGCCGAAAACAACAGGCTTGATTTGACAGACCACACATTCAGAGGACAGGTCAGAAAAACCACATCAGATGCGGCCATTCAAGGCGCATTCACATTTCAAAAGCTTGATCAGGTTCCCTTGCTGACTCGGGGTCAGGTCGTTGTCACCATGCCAGCGTCAATCACAACGGCCATTGCAACCAATTCAGCAAGGCAGGCAGAAAAAGCAATCACGCCTGCGGTCTATGACATCGAGTCTGAAATACCAGATGGCACAGTTTTTCGATGGCTTGAGGGCTTGGTCGATGTGAGTCCAGAGGTCACGCGATGATTGTGACGGTTGTCGTTGACGAACAGGGCAGAAACAATGTGCAGATTCAGCAAGAACCTGCGGTGCAAGTTTCTGTTCAAAACCCTGCCGCGCAGAACGTGGTTGTTCAGGGTCCTTTTATTCGTGGGCCTCAAGGGGTGCAAGGACCACAGGGGCCGCAAGGTATTCAAGGACCGCCAGGGACTGCGGTGGCATCATTCGAGGCAGTCTCAAAAAACATTCAATCAAACCCCTATGACTTGGTTTACACGTCGGGGCGACTGACTTCGATTGTCTATGATCTAGGCGGCGGTCAGGCAATCACAAAAACTTTCAACTATACAGGGCCGCTTTTGACATCAATTGTGCTTTCGGGTGACACGCCAGGGGGCATTCAATTGACCAAAACATTGAACTACACATCAGGGGTTCTGGAATCTATTTCATACAGTTAAGGGGCGCAAAACTATGGCAAACGTGACGGCAACAACACCAATCAATCATGACTCTGCGGCAGCCTTGGGGTTGCTGAACGGTGAGGACTACATCATCAACGGCGGTGAGGTGACGGTCAACTCTGACAATCGTTGGTCACAGAACGCGGCAGTCATCGGGAACGTGAACATTTCAGCAACACTTGGGGGGAAATTCCTGATTGATGCGCGTGACGTGTGGTGGTTGCCATTTGATGGGGGCGCAGGAACAGTGCCAGCCTTGCCAACGCTTGGGGTTCAGGATGTGACTGGCGGCCTTGGCACGACTGGCGAATTGCTTGGCATCTTTGCAACCTTGGGGGCGGCACCGCTTGCACCTGCGGCGGCCATGCCTGCGACTGGCTTTGTGAAATTGCGTTCAAAGGTTGGAAATTTTTCGGACAATGAAACACTGACTTTTTCAAATGGCGCAACAGCCTTGGTGAACTCTGCAACTGGCGGTCAACGTGGTTGGCTACACGCTGTTTTTGAGGAAACCTCAACGGCAACAGTGCCACGACTTGGAAATTTTGACACTCGCGGTGATTGGTTTCAACTTGGCGTGACTAATGGGGCCGATGACCAAACCTTTCAATATCCAGTGACTGACAACTGTCCTGCGCTGCAAATCGAGACCGCACCTGGGTCTGGCGTTTATGAATGGTTTTTGAACGCAGGTTCAAGATGGGGAACGGCAACACAATTTGTGCCGACCGATGTGCGCGGCAAATACTTTGGATGTGACAACGCAACAGGAATCATCACAATTGCAAGACGTGCAACGAACTCATGCGGTTTCAAGCCTGCAACTGGCTGCCGTGTGCGCATTCCAAACATCATTGTTTCAAATTCAACGGCAACAAACTGGAACGCGAACACAATCAATGCGACCCTTGCCACACGTTGGGACTTCACAACCACGTCGGCAGGTGCCATTGACATCAGGAATGTGTGCGCAAACTGGTATGTTTCTTTGACCAGTGCTTTCACGGTGAACATTCAAGATTCTGCGCTTTTGCAATCGTTCATTATTTCGAGCACGGCAGGTGCCACAACCTTGACGAACGTCGCGGTTGGACTGAACTCAACAACAGAGTTTTCGCCTGTGACTTTGTCGAATCAGTTTTCACAAACAACGCTGACTGATTGTCGGTTTGTTCGGTATGCGTCAAGCGCGGCATCACAGTTTGTGGTTTCTGCAACTGACTGCGTGAATATGCAGATGACTCGGGTCATGGCTGAAATGTTCGGGTCAACGACTGCGCAGACTCGGGGAAATGCCGCGGCTTTTGCGTTTTCTTTGACTCGGGTGAATGACCTTTTGATGACTGATTGTTCGGCACTGGGTTCAAGAATTGAAATTTCACAATGCGTTCGAATCACTTGCAATGGTTTGCAGTTTGCGGACCAGATTGCAGGAACCACGACCACAACAAATGCGCAGTTTGCTTTGTCGGTTGGAAATGCCTCGACAAACATTCTGTTCAATGGGTTTTCAAACTTTGGGGGGCTTGCGAATATGCACCCAAGGTCTGGAATCTTGACCATTGCCAATGCTTATTTTGTGTCATTGCTCAATGTTGGAACTGCGGCGGCACCGTACAACATGGGGTCGGCCAACCAATGTCTTTTGATTGCGAATGCTGCGGTTGCAACTGACCTTTTGTTTCGAAGGGTTTACACGCAGAACACAGGAACAGGGCCATTCACTTTCACGAACACGGTTCAGGGTGTCGAAATCACCAATGTTTGGGGTGACGGTGCCGATTCACAGGCCATTGCTGCACTGAACGTGCTTGCGCGTGGGTGTCGTTGGACGAACTCGGTCACAGGTCAAGCGTCGGTCTATGGTTTCCACTGGCAGGACATTTTCATCACAGCAACCCAGGGGCGTTTTGCAATTGCGATGAACGAACAACTTGCAGAAACAGCGGCACAATGTCAGGTCACGGCAGGAAACCCAAGGTTCACGTCTGGCGGTCAGGTCGCAATGCCGAATGTGGGTGATGAAGTTACATGGACTTTGCCCTATTTTTCACTTGGTCACACAGCTTTTGAAAACTCGGCACCAACAATCACAGGGGCCAACACTGGCAACATGGTTTATGAATACGCTGTGGACACAGGTTCAGGTTTTGGAACATTTAAAACGCTGAATGCCGCGAATTTGATCACTGAAACAATCAATTCAAGTCCTGGGTTTCGCCTGCGCGTGCGTGCGCGAACGACGGTTGCGAATGCTGCCAATGCTTTGACTTTCATTTCATTCAACACGGTCACGAACTCAACGGCACAGCAAACGCAATATGCATTGCCATTCGATGCCAAAGGAACGATTTCAAACATCATTGCAGGGTCACGCTTGCAAATATACAACGTCACAACTACAACGGAAATCTTGAACCAAATCGTGCCAGGAACATCATTTGAATATGACTACTACAACGGCACAGGAATCAGCGCAGGTGACGTCATTCGTTTGCGTTTGGCTTTTGTGAACGGACTGACCGCAAGGTTGCCACAGGAAATCATTGCAGTTGCAACGGCCACAGGCTTTGCAGCTTTGGCAGGTCAACAGCTTGACACGGTCTACAACACCAATGCCATTGACGGTTCTTTGGTGACTGAACTCACAGCCGATTTCCCGAATGTTCATATTGACTCAAATGACGTTGACGGCGAAACGACAGTTCAAAGAATTTACGCATGGTTTGCACACAATCAATTCACAGCCTCGGGCATCCAGAATTTTTTCAATGCGGTTTTGGCAGAGGACTTTGTCAACTATCGAATCAGAACTGCGATTGTAAACCTTCGACTCGACAACGTGATTGCAACACCTTTGATGATTGTGGGCGGTCGAATCTATCGAGACGACAACACGACTGTGATTGCAGCGGCTTCGAACTCAATTCAGCTTGACCCTGACAAGGCCTATGCGGTCGAGGTTTCAGGCGGCGGCGGCGGCGGTCCAACGGCTGCACAAATTGCAGATGCGGTTTGGGACGAATTGCTTGCAGGTCATACCATTGCAGGCAGCGCAGGCGAGGCACTGGCAAATGCTGGCGGCGGTTCAAGTCCTGCAACGATTGCAGCGGCAGTCAGAACAGAACTCACAACTGAACTTGGTCGCATTGACGTTGCGACTTCGACAAGATTGGCAGCGGCATCATATACGGCACCGCCGACGGCTGCGGCCATCAGGTCCGAAATTGATGCAAACTCGACCAAGCTTGACGTTGCTGTGGGAACTAGACTTGCAACCGCAGGTTACACGGCACCTGCGAATGCAGATGTTGCGGCCATCAAAGCCAAGACCGATCAAATCGGGTTTACTGGCGGCAATGTAAACGCGAACGCGCAGGTTGTTGCAGACAAAACAGGCTATGGTTTGACAGGTGCAGAACGCACAGCAATCCGAACTGAAATGGAAACATCTGGCGGCAAACTGAACTCGATTCCTTCGAACCCTCTATTGACCACAGATTCAAGATTGAACAACCTTGACGCTGCGGTTTCATCACGTCTTGCAGGGGCGGCATATACTGCGCCACTGAATGCGGCACAGACCACAGTTGCTGCAGAGGTTGCGCTTGCGAACTATCAAGCGGCGTCAATTGATGATGTTCAGGGTGCAGAATCAAACATCTTGGGGGCATTGCCAAACGAGGCACCGACGGCGGCACAGAATGCGGCAGCGGTTCGCACAGAATTGGCAACAGAACTTGCAAGGGTTGACGTGGCGGTTTCAACAAGGAACGCGGTTGCACCTGACAATGCTGGCATTGCGGCCATCAAGCAAAACACTGACCTGATTCCTGCCGCGCTTTAAAGGCGCGGTCAAAACTCGGCGTTGTTCTTGTCTTTTTCAGCTTCGATTTCGGCCAAGGCTGCATCAATCTTTTGTTTCAAGCCAGGGACCTTTTTCAAAAATTCACGGCGTTGTTTTCTGGTCAATGTAAACCAGTCAAAAGATTTTTCCTCGCCGAACTTGATGATGAGTTTGTTTTTTTGTTCCATGGTTTAGCGTCCTTTGTGCATGAAAATGATTTGAAACTTTGATCTTGCGCGGACAAAGTCATCAGGTGCGATTGTTTCAACACCCATGATTGTGCGTGGTTTGAATGGTGATTCATTCCCCATAGCCTCATCATAAGACCAATACACAAGTTCAGAACAATAGAACGCCTCGACCCCTGGCGAAAAATCAAGGTCATAAGGTTTGCCGATCATGCTGGCAGCAACCACACCTGCGGCAGAGCGAACCAGTTCATGGCAGAACGTGGGGCGCAAAACTATGACATGGTCCTTTGTGAACAGCCATTTTGCGAAATGTTCCTTTCGAACACCGTCACCGACTGCCTCGATTGCATAGCCTTGGCAATATATTGCGGCGTGTTTCCAGAAACCTGGAATGGTCAGGTTGGTCAGATTCCAGTTGTTGCGTGAAAGCAGAATGTCGCCGTCTTGCAGGTCGCGCAGCAAGATTTCAAAGGCATCGTCATCAATGTTTGTGTGCGGCAGATGAAACCCATCAATGAACTTGATGATTGGTCGGACCAAGCGAAGTCCAAAAAGTCTGATTTGTTGCAAAAGAATCATGTCACCCCCTCATCAGGTTTCTGACTTCTGATTCTAGTTCCATGCGAATTGCTTTTGCACCCTCTAATTCAGGGTGTTGTTCTTGTATTTTTCGGCGTGCGCGTGAAAGTGATTCGAAAACAGGCGTGGTGTCTTTTAAAACCCACGCCTTAAAAGTTTCATACGAGGTCAGGGCGTTGGCGTCCAGGTTGTTCCAAATTCGATTGTATGCAAGCCAAAGCAGCTTGTCATTGTCACGACATTGGGGGTGTTTGACAAGGATGTCATGCACCCGACCCTCAACGGTTTTCAAGTCTCGTATGATTCCCATTTATTTTTTCTTTTTCAAAACTGTTTTTGTCGAAAGGCTTGCAGCTTTTTTCTGTTGTGCCTTGGCTTTGCGGTATGCAGTCCGCGCAAGTTTCACAGTTCCTTTTTCAAGAACCGCAAAAACATCTGCGTTCAACACGTTGTCAACGTGTGTGCCTTTTTCAAGGGCAAGTTTCACCCTGTAGGCAGCCTCTAGTTTTTGAACAAGCTTGCGAATTTCGCGCACCTGTTGAATTGTCACGCTGACTTTTTTGCCCTCAAGCTTTGTCAGTTGCGAATCAAGTTGTCGTTCGGTCATCTTATCCCCCTATGGTTGTTTGACTCTCAAGTGAATCAAAATGTGTTTTCAGTTTTTCAAAGACTGTGACCCATTGTTCGGACAGTCCTTTTGCAGAACGCTTTGCGGTTTCAAGTTCAACAAAAAGCGTGTGCAGTTTTTCAGAATCTTGGTCATCTAGTTCGCGCAGGTTCGTGAAACCTTTCCAGGGTGCAGGCAAAGCAAGGTCAAGAATGTCCTTTTTGTTTTTGCCGCCGATCACTTCACCGTTTTGCAAATTGATTTCCCGAATGCCTGATGAATCTGACAAGTCGTCCTCAAGCAACACGGCACCAAGTGAAATCAGTTTCTTGGCTGCGCGACGATAGGCCTTTGTGATGGCTTTCATCAGCGCATTGGTGTTTCGGTGAAACCCGATTGAAACCTTTTTCTTGTCGTTGCCAAAGCCTCGCCATTCAAATTTTTCCTCTTTGATTAAAACCTCTGCGATGTCCTCGGCAACCACAAGTTCGCCGTCAACTTTGATTGATGCCTCGACCTTCACCAAATAGGTTTGTTCATTCCCTTCACCAAGCAAAATGAAATCTTGGTTTGCAACGCCATGCTGGGTGACGATTTGTTGAGGAACGATTTTGCGCGACACTTTGTTTTTTGCGCACAGTTGGTCAAAGGCATCTGCCTTGATGTAAAGTGTTTCCTTGCCTTGGAACTCATAGATGCCGAACGGTTTTGTGATTGGTGACAACCCAAGGAACGAACACAAATCAAGATAGAACTTTGTTTTTTCCTCGGGGGTTAAACCCTTGAGGTCATCTTTCAACAAAAAGTTTTGTTTCTTGGTCAGGTCTTGCGGCGGTTGTGATTGCGCTGATTGCAGTTGTGGTGCTTGTGTTTTCATTTCCTGTATTCCTTTCAGGATGTTTTTTCAGATAGTCAGTTTTGAACTGTTCCCATTCAATTCGCATGACGAACGTCATTCTGTCAACGACTGGAATGCTTGACCGCGTCAACAGTGCAACTTTCGATGTCGCGCAAGCCTCATCCCAAAACAGTCGGTTGATTTCAAAAAGTCGATGTTCGCAAATCGGTCTCGGTTTCTGCCAGTGTGCCATGTTTGAACCCCCTGCCAAACGCGCACAATCAAGTTATACGCAACGAACGGCGTTCAATTAAGGCTGCCCATGCCAGTGACTGCCCATCGTCCAGTGCAGCCTTTACAGCGGTTTTGTCGATTTCGGTTTTGACGCGCAGGAACTCTTTTGGTAAACCGTGAATTTCCTCATCAGTCATTTCGTTCAACACGACTGACCGCGTTGGCTTGCCAACCGATAGGGTGAAAAAGGTCCCTTTAATTTTTTCAAGTTCCAAACCTTGCATGATGTTCGTGATGTTTTTCTTGATCGTCGCAATTTGGTTTTCGGTGCGTTTCACTTTGGCTTTGCAGATGTTCGCCAATGCCTCGTATTTGTCGCAATCTTTTTCAAGCATCGTGACAACTGCACCAAACGAATCGGCTTTGTTTTCAAGGTCGTCAAACATCGTGTTCAGTTTGTGTTGTTCGATTGCAAGCTGTTCGCGTGCCGCAAGTTCTGCGTTTTCGTCCGCGCAATAGGCTGCCAGTTCCTCAACACACACAACCTGTTTCATGATTTCGTGCGCGATTCGAAATGTTGATTTCGCTTCATACTCAACACCTTCACCCCACAAAACAAGCTGATTGATTTCGCGGTTGTTTTCTTTTGCGAACTGGTCAAATTGTTCCTCGGTCATCATTGCGATGATTTCAAGCAATTGATTTTTTGTGGTCTTAAGTTTTTTCATTCATTCCCCTTTGGTATTCGTCGAACATAGCCTTTGCCTGTTCTTTTTTTTGTTTCCATTCTTGGCGTTCTTTTTCTTTTTGCAGTTCACGTTCTTTTTCAATTTCAAGTTTTCGTTGTTCCATTCTCGCAATCATGTCTGCAATCATTTTGTCTTTGGCCTCTGCCGACAATGAACTATTTTCAACCTGCTTTGTTTCCAAAAGCAGTTTTGATGAATGGGTCAAAAGGTTTCCTGCGTTGTCTAAAGTCAAATCGGGGCTGTATGCCATGGCGGTTTGAATGGAAATCTTTTTTTCGTTCACACCTTCGATCAAAAGTTTGTTCAGTTGGTCATCGTCGCGCTGTTCACCATAAGAAATTTTCCAAACTGGCGGTTTGTTTTGACGAACAGATTCTTTGCATCGTTCCTCGTATGCTTTCAAGAACGCCATTCGTGCGGCAACCATGTCGTTTTCTTGAATCAAGGCATAGGCATCACCAAAAGCCAGACGCATTTCATCGGTCCAAAGAATTGATTTCTGATTTTGTTGGACTGTTGACCACGCCACGTTGCCATCAGGAAACGAAAAAATTCTTGTTCGAATGTCGCCAGGCATTGGCGGTTTAGTTCTGCCAGATTCTTTGCGAAAATCTTTGAGGGTTTTTTCCAGTGCCCTTGCATCAAGGTCCTGCATTTCCTCTGCCCAAAGTTTGATTTGTGCTGGGTTTGTCGCAATCGAGTAATAAGCAAACTCAACAATCAGAATTTTTTTTATTGCCTCAAGGTTTGTCACAATGTCCCCTCATCGACCATTTGCAGCATTTCAGACAATGCATCGGCGTTTTTTTGCGAATAGGTTTTTTGATTTGTTGGCAAGCCTTTGCGGTAGCTTTCAAAACCCTTTGCTAACCAACCCGACATGAACCTGCCAAAATTCTTTGGCCGCTTGCTTGGGTTCGCGGTCATCCAAACATCGGCTTTTTTGATTTCGTGAACAATCCAGTCGGGGCTTGGATACGCTGCCAGCCATTTCGTTTGCAAGTCTTTTGTGACATCTTGCAACAAAGTGAACGCGGTCTGGTCGTGTTCAAGTTCAAAAATTGCACCTGTTTTTTTGGAAACTTTTTCAACAACAACAGGAACCAATTGCGGCGGCATCGACGTGGAATTTTCCACGGCGGTGCTTACTATATTCTTTTCTATTCTATTCTTTTCTATTCTATTCTTTTCTAGGCGCGACGATGGCGGCACAGGTGCGGTTCGCGTGCGCGATTTTTTTTGATCATATTCCAACAAATCCAACAACATAGGCATTGAAATTTTCAAGAATTTTCCATGAAATTCATACGAAAGCAAACCAAAACCCTGACAAATCCCTAGGAAATGTTCAAGTTTTGCTAGGGAAATCTTGAGCTTTTGTCTGACAATTCTCTCATGAAACTCAAACAAACAGTCAGAACTTTCCAAGGTTTTGTTTGGGTTTCGTTCAAGTTTTTCGGCACAAATTTCCATCAAAAAGAACAGGCAACATGGGCCTGTGTGACCCATTTCGTCCATCAATCCTTGGACTGACCGACCCTGATGATTGTCTGTGAAATGTTTAAACCAACGCACGCATTCCCCCAATTGTTTTCAATCCAAGGAACAAATTTGCGGTTGATTTTTCGTGTGAAATAAATGACAAAAGGGCCATTCGATTTCCTTTCAAATCGAGTCGCAAAACTGGCATCGACAAATGCGCAGTTCCAAGGACTGGCCCGAACTTGAAAATTCGGGCGAGGGCCAGACCTTAATCAAACAGCCTCAAAGTTTCAACTGCGTTTTTCAAATTTTGATTTTGGCAACTCGGCCAAGGCCTGGCAGATGGCTTGAATCGGCAGCGTGTCTTTGACATCCTTGGTCGATTCGTTGGGAAACATTGCAGATTTTACACGGTCCAATTGTTCCCTAAACTGCCTTGCAACATCGAGTTCAACCCTGAACTGCAACATGGTCATGTTCGTTTCATAGTGCTGCACGTCGGGCACCTTGCCAATTGGTGCCTTTGACGGTCTTGCGTCCTCGGTCTTTGGCTTTGGTCCAGGGTCAAGCATGATTGGCTTTACATCAGGCATCAGCGCGGCAGAGGGTGCAAGGTCAAGTTTCTTTGGCGGTGCCACGTCAAGGGGTTTTAGTCCCACACGTTTCAACAAAGAATCAAGTTTCAATGGGTCGGCGTCGAATCTGAACTCATTGATTTCAATGCCAATCTGTTCGGCTGTGGTTTGGTCAATGCGGCCAAGGTTGCACACCATGATTTTTTTGATTCCCAATTCTTTGAATGCTCGGATGCGATGGGAACCGTCAACACTTTCAAGCATTCCATTTTCAAGTTCGCGCACGACTAGGGTCGCAACCTGACCACGCTTTTTGATGCGTTCGACAAGGTCCTTTTGTTTGGCATCGTCGTCGGTCTTATAGTTCCAATGCGCTGGCACAACACGTTCAACATCAACCATTTCGAAATGAGACACTCAAACCCCCTTAAAATTGATTTGGCAGTTTTCCTTGTATCATGTTGAGAAAAGATTTCAAGTGTATTGACGAACGTCATGACGCATTATATTCTGTTATCACAAGCGAGGTTGAAAATGACAAAACAAAAACTGATTGAGGAAATGAAAAACAAAGGAACTTTTGCATACGATTCACAGGGTAACAATGTGTTGATGTTGAAACTTAATCAAGTTGAGACTTTTGATTTTTCTTTCATTCGTGGTTTTGAAAACCTTGTTGTTGCGCAAGACAATTATAATGGTTGGAACTTAAGAGTTCTTGATTTACAGGGTCGCTTTGTTGCAACCCTGCCAATTGCAGAGGGGCAATAAATGGAACAACAAAAACAACCAACAATCGAACAACTCAAAGCCGCTTTCATCAGCGGTTTTGAGGACAAAGCAAAAAGACCTTTTGACCTTGAAATGAATGACGACTTTTTTTCAATATATGAGACCACAGAGGCAGCCTTTCAGGGCGGCCAAATAGTCGGTCAGGAAATGGGGGAATAAATGAAAACCACAAAACTGATTTTGTCCAAGACTGAATTTGAAAAACGAAACGGCAAGCTATATCACAAAGTTTTGCAGAAAATTGAAAGCCCTGACTGGTTCAATAGGGCCGAAAAACTTAAGGCGCAAGGGCTTGAGGACTTTGAGATTGCTCAAAAACTAAACTCTGAGGGATATACCGCCAAATTCGGGGGGCCTATCAACACCGACACGATTCGTTGCAAAAGGGCCAATCTGAAAAAAAATAAATAGTGAAAGGGGAAACAAATGAAAACAGAAAATCAAAAACTTTTGGAACTCATGAACCGTTGGACCCAATCAGAACGCAAAGATGCGCAGATGATGTGCAAAATTTGGCAACGCAGAATGACCGACATCCTAGACCCCGAAAAAGAAATGACCGACGCGCACCTGGAAAACATCGAACGCACTGTCAGAACCCTTTTGAACTTGGTTCACAACGCGCAGTCACGCATTGCCGACAAAAAGAATGCAGCGGTTCGCCAGCTTGCCGCCGATGAACGCCAGAACAAAACCATTGATGTGCTGTTGAATGGTGAATCACAAATGAAAGCCATCATGAACAGCGTTTTTTCTGAAACAACCCAAAACATTCGAGGGTTTGTCATGGTTCACCAATGGTCAATGAACCACATCATGGACGGGTTCAACACTTTTGCAGAGGTTGCCGACAAGCTTGAACCACATCATGTCAGAACATACCTGCCGCCAGACCTTAAGACTCGAAAGGCAGACCATGGTTGTGCGCTTTACGAGGTGCAGGAAAACGGCATCATGAAATTGATTGACTTCAACCCTGATTCGTCTGACTAGATGTCACGACAAAAAGAAACACAAGCGAGGGGTCACATGGACTTTCAAGACTCAATAAAGAAAAAGAAAAACTGGCGACCAGTTCAGGCCAAGGTTGACAAGGACATTGTTGAAAAAGCTTTTGCCAAGGCCAAGGCAGAGGGTGTGACAATCACAGCAGTCGTTGAGGCAGCTTTGAAAGTTTACATTGCAGATTTTCAAGTCCAACCTGCACGCAAAAAGGCTTCAAAAAAATGACTTTCAAAAAGCTTGATCAACTGATTTTGCCAAAGGTCCTTGAACTCAAGAAAACCAAGACCCAAAAAGATATTGCAGGCATTTTGAATGACATGGGCTATCGGACAAACCGAGGCAATCTGTTGGAACAAGAACACGTTTCAATGTTCTTGAGGGCATACAACATCAAAACACAACGAAAACCGAGGGGGAAAAATGCGCGGTGAGGTCTTGGCAATCATCAAACAACTAGAGGAACGGCAAAAGGGCGGCGGCGAACGCGCTGATTTGCTTGTCAACTATTCTGAAATCAAGCCTTTGATCAAATACATGGAACGACTTGAGGCAACTTTGTCCTACAGCTTGGCAAATGTTGAGGGTTCAAGAAACCTGTTGCACCAAAACAGGAACACGCGAAACGAAATGATTGCCGACATCACCCTTGAACGCCTTGGGGACACGGCACACGAAATCAAAAAAGTGTTGGGGGTTGTATGATGAAACGATTTGAGGACGGTTTTGCAATCGGAATCATTGCAGGACTGATTTGCGGCATGGGTTTTGGAATGGCAGCGGCAATCTATGCGGCAACAGTGCCGCTTGGTCAGTGAGGTTTGAAATGTTGATTCGTGACACAAATGGTTTTGTTGTTGTTGAGGGCGGCGACGGCGGTGATTCGGCACACTTCACAGGTCTTTCGGTTCTTTTTTCTGATGACCCTTGCCAAATGATTCAAATGTTCGAAGTCGAAAAAGGTCTAGTTTGCAGGCATCCTTCGCAATATCCTTGGAACAATCCCTGGAATCTGACACGCGACCAGTTGATGCCGATTGCCTGCGCGTTGGGACACCTTGGACACACCGACAATGCACGCAGAATCTTTTTTTCAAGATTGAAACATGGGTTTTTGGCGCAAAGTTGGGAACGCGATTGCAGGGGAACGACCAAGTTCCCATGGCCGCACTATGAACACAGATGCAAGGACAACCCACACAAAAAGAAACCTGCCTTTCAAGGTTGGCCGCAATGGTTGGTCAAATATGCAAGGCCTGTTCTGTTCGCAACCAAGATTGTGAAACGCGAAACTGGCGGCAAATGGGTCTGGTTCAACTTCGCTGACCCCTTATGGCCGCACCACATCTGCGCACTGGCAGCGTCCGCGAAGGTCTTGCCGAAAACATTGCTGCAATTGCTTGGGTTGCCAACCTTTTGCCTTGAGGCATTGTCATTTCGTTGGTCTGACAATGATGACCAGGGTGCAATGCTTGCAACCGCAAGGGCGTTGGACATTGTTTCGGTCTATCGGAAAATCGTGCCCGATTGGGACAAGCGTTTGACCAAATACACAAGCACAGGGCGAGGCCTTGAAAAATGGGGCGAATGGATTGAACCAGGAATCAGGTCGGCGAAATGACCAAAGGTCTAGTTTTCTTTGTGGTCATCACATACCTGGCAACGCTTGCGAACCTTGTGATGATTTTTGAAATTTGGATGAAACTCAAGGGGGCATTGTGACCAAACAAAATGCTGTGAAACCAGAATGATTGCGCTGTTCGGTCTGCCTCTGCCGCCGTCTGTGAACAAGGCCTATGTCAACAGGGTCACGCGCAAATCATCGAGCAACAACTCTAAACTTGCTTTTGCTATTTCAAGACGAAAGTCAGATGAAATGACGATGTTCTATGCCGAGGTCCTGCGCTATCGAAACCAGAACATCAAAGCCATGCAGGAAATCACTGGCACATTGCAGCAATGGATTGATGAGGGGTTTGTCTTGGCAGTTGATTTGACCTTTGCAGTCTTTGAACCTGACATGATCACCAAGGGGAAACAAGTCGGCAGGGGTGATCAAAAGCATTGGGTTGGGGCGAATGTTCCACATGGAACAGATTCGAACAACTACATCAAAGCGGCCATTGATGGCCTGACAAAGTTGACAGACATTGACGACAAGTTCATTCTGAATGGGACCTGGCAAAAGGTCACTTGCGAATCAAAGGACTTGGAATGCACAATCATCGTCGTCAGACCGACAAAAATTCAAAACCTCAATCAAATCAAGACCCACATCAAAAATACTTTGGGAAAATGCTGACCGAAATCAAGCTTGGGGACATTGTCAACATTCACAACCTCGTTGAAATTCACCTGGTCGAGTCCAAAGGCAAGAACAGGGTCGTCATTGCTATTGTCGCACCAAGGGAAATGAAAATCACAAAGCACATTGCAGACGCTTTCGTTGAGGAATAGACCCATGCCTGGAAAATACAGGAAACTCAAAGGTGAACCGCCAGTCAGATCACTTTCGGTCTATGGTCCAAAGCCTGACAAAAAAGCAGGCAGACCCAAAATCGAAATCGACCAAGAACTTGAGGACAAAGTCATCAACATGATCAAGATTGGGGCAGCCTTTGACGTTGCCGTTTATGCCTCGGGGGTCTCGCGCACAACCTTCATGGAATGGTGCAGGATAGCAAAAGAGGACCCTGCGTCAAGATGCGGTGAATTTTTGGCAAAAGTACATCAGGCCATTGCAGAGTCAGAAGTCAGGGACATCATAAGGGTTGAGACCTTCGCAGAGGGCAGGCCAAAAGAGTTTGAACGTGACCCAATCACAGGCAAGATTGAACGCGATGCTATGGGGAACCCCATCGTCAAGCGGTCTGAAATCATGCCAGACTTTCGGGCAGTCATCTGGCGACTTGAACGCCGTCACAATTTGCGTTGGGGTCCAAAAGCCAAGCTGACAGTTGAGGACGATTCGAAACAGGCAGAGGTCGAGGTCAAACCAACATCAGAGGTGATTGCAGAACTCAAAGACTTGACCAATGCGCTTGAGGCCATCGAGGGTTCAGAGGATGAATGAGGCACAGGCCAAGGCATGGCAAACAATCAAGGCCAAGGCACTGGCTGGCAATTTCCTTGCGTTCACCAAATGGACCAAAAAGGACTATGATTTCAACTGGCACCATGTCTTGATGGGCAAAAAACTTGAACAGTTCGCACACAAAAAGGTTCGCAACATCATGGTGTTCATGCCGCCACGAATGGGAAAATCAGAACTGATTTCAAGACGGTTGCCTGCATACATTTTCGGCATCAATCCAAAGGCACGAATCATTTCGACATCGTACAGCGCGGACCTTGCACAGATGTTGAACCGTGATGTTCAGCGAATCATCGACGCGCAGGAATACAGGGACATTTTTCCAAACACCTTGCTTTCAGGGGAAAACGTGCGAACGGCAGCGCAAGGGAACTGGCTGCGCAACAACGACATTTTCGAAATCGTCGAACATGGGGGCGTTTACAGGTGCGCAGGCGTGGGCGGCGGTATCACAGGCATGGGCGCAAACTACATCCTGATTGATGATGTCGTTAAGAATCAGAGTGAGGCCGACTCGCCAACATACAGGCAAAAGGTCTGGGACTGGTATTTGTCCACACTGTTCACACGCCGTGAAAAAAACTGTTCCATGGCTTTGGTTATGACCCGATGGCATGAGGACGACTTGGCAGGCAGACTTTTGAAACAGGACGCGGACGCCAAAAAGCGCGGTGAACCGTCAATGGATTGGGAAATCGTCAAGTTCCCCATGGTCTTGGAATCAGAACCAACACCTGGCGACCCACGAAATCAAGGTGAAGTCCTTTGGCCGAACAAATACGACCTGAATGAAACCATGATCATCAAGAATGTGACCACACAAAACGAGGGCGCAAGGGTTTGGAACAGCTTATATCAACAGGAACCAGTCGCACGCGAGGGTTCATTGATCAAACGGCAATGGCTGAACAAGTTCTGGCGTGAAATGCCAGCGAGGTTTGACGAAATCATCCAGTCATGGGACATGACCTTCAAGGGCGGCGACCGTTCTGATTACGTCGTGGGACAGGTTTGGGGCAGGATTGGGGCAGAAAAATGGATGCTTGATCAAGCAAGGTTTCAAGGCGGTTTCACCGAAACAGTCGCCGCAGTCAAAAGTCTATCTGCCAAATGGCCGAAAGCGCATCTGAAACTTGTCGAGGCCAAGGCCAATGGCGAGGCCGTGATTGATTCACTCAAGGGACAGGTTTCAGGGATTGTCGGCATTTCACCGACCGATTCAAAAGAAGCAAGACTCAACGCAGTCAGTCCAGACTTTGAGGCAGGCAACATCATTTTGCCAGACCCTTCGATTGCACCTTGGGTTCATGACTACATCAACGAACTTGTTGGTTTTCCCACAGCACGTCATGACGATTGTGTTGACGCCTCAACTCAAGCCATCTTGCGTTTCAGGGAAAAATCAGCAACACTGGCGAAGATGACCAGAATGTGAAAATCAGGGGGACGCTATGGCAAAGAAACAAATTTCAAAACAATCAAAAGCATTGATTCAAAAGCGCGTGAACATGGATGGCTGGGCCAACGTCCTGACTGGACTTGGGGTCAAGGGAATGGACAAGCGTTTGTCTGCCGAAGTCAATTGGGAACGATTACCAGAGGTTGACGCTGACAACTTGTATGCAGCCGACGAAATGGCGGCCAAGATTGTTGACGCCTTGGTTGATGAGTCCTTGCGCGAAGGGTTCGAACTTGAGGGAATCGACAAGGAACAGGCCAAAAAGCTTTTGATGAAAGCCTCTGAAATGCAGATTCTGCCAAAGTTCGCACACGCTTGGAAAATGGCGCGACGGTACGGCGGCGCAGGCTTGATCATGCTGACCGATGAAATGCGAAACTTGCAAGAACCGATGAGACCCAATGCATTCCTGCGTGGGGTGAATGCGGTTTCGATGTGGGAACTTTACGCGCAACATGAGGACATGGACTTTAATCTTTTGTCCCCAAACTATTTGACCCCTCGGGTGTATTCATACCAACCAAGGGTTTCAGGTTCGACGGTTGAGGTCCTGACAAAGATTCACGCAACACGAATCATCAGATTCGACGGCAAAACTTTGCCTTTGCGGTTCATGCAGCAAAACAACTATTGGGGCGACTCGGTCCTGAACAACTTGCAGAACTCGATTCGAAACTATCAGTTGAGTCATGACGCAGCCAGTTCAACATTGCAGGACTTTCGAATTGCCGTGTTCAAAATCAAGAACTTGGCCGACCAAATTGCGGCTGACAATGACGACTTGATCATCAAGCGAATGGAAATTGCGAACCTTTCAAGATCGGTTGCGCGTGCTGTGGTGATTGATGCCGAGGGCGAGGACTTCGAATACAAGATTGGGTCAGTTGCTGGCGTTTCTGAATTGCTTGGCAAGGTTGAAAACCGACTTGTTGGGGGCACGAATATCCCACGCACTGTCCTTTTGGGTGAATCACCCACAGGAATGGGCGGCACTGGCAGACATGAACAGGACAACTGGTATGACTACATTGCAAGCCAGCAAGAAACCTATTTGAAACCCAAGCTTTTGCAGGTTTTCAAGATGATTGCGGCAGAACTTGGCATTGCAGCCGAGGGTCTGGACCTGACATTCAAGCCGTTGTATCAACTCGACGACATGGAAACGGCAACACTTCGCAAAACACAGGCAGAAACTGACCAGATATACATTCAAAACGGTGTTGTTGACGCTGATGAGGTGTCATTGTCTCGTTTTGCTGGCGGCAAATACAGCATGGAAACCCAAATCGAGGAAACTTTGCGACAAGCTGAACCAATCACTGGCGAAATGGTCGAGGGCGCACAGCCTGCACCACAAGCTGAAAACGTGCAGCAACAGGCACTGAACGGCGCACAGGTGACAAGCATGATTGAAATTGTTCAGTCAGTTGCAACAGGCAACTTGCCACGCGAATCAGGTCTGTTCATGCTGCAAAAGGCATTCAACATGACAAGTGATGAGGCAGAAAAAGTCATGGGATTGGCAGGCAAAGGGTTCAAACCATCAGGCACACCATTGCCAGGCGAGGGCGGCGGCGGTTCCCCAAAGTTTGACGGCGCATTCAAGGAAATGCAGATTGAACTTGATGAGGGAACCTGGGGCGGCGCACGCGAAGGTGCAGGACGAAAGCCTGGGTCAGGGAACACAAAAAAAGTTTCAAACGAAACAAACATTTCAGAATCTGATTTGGAATCATTGTCTGAACAGTATGACATCGACAACCCATTGTTTCACGGTTCTTTAGACAACAACCTGAAAGGCTTTGAATCAGTTGTTGGAAACGAAAAAGACCTTTCAACAAACTATGGTCAAAAGCGTGGCGTTGGGACATCGTTTTCACCTGATAAAAGTTATTCTGAACAGTACGTTTCAAAAAACGGCATTGGCGAAAAAACTGGTCAAGTTTACACAGCTTTTGCAGAAAAAGGTTCAATCGTGAATGTTGAACAAAACCCGAACGCAGTTCGTGAAGCTGCCCAAAAAATGGGCGTTGAACAACACGTTTCATCATTGTTTAATTCGCAACCAAACATTCAACTTGAACGCGCACTAATGAAGGGCAAAGGTCTGTCAAAAAAAGAAGCATACGAGGAAATGGTTAAAAACGGAATCAAGGGTTTTGTTGTGGGCGGCGACAATGGCATTGAATATCTAATGCATGACCCAAGCGGTTTAGCCCTATTCAATCAAAAGGGCGAAAAGGTTTCGAAGGATAGCAACACAGACGGCATCAAGTCGAATGTTGAAACTGGCGACAAGTTCAGCACAGCGAAACCCGCAGTTGCATCAGGGGTCAGAGGCTGATGAGTGAACGGTCACGCCGTTTGTTGCGGCAGTCATTGCAGTCCAAGCGCAGGGTCAGTCGATGGCCTCGCGCACGCGCACCCAAGGAACTCGAAAGGTCCTATCAACGCGACCTTTTGGCAATCGTTCGCAAGATGAAAGCCATCACAAATCAAGTTCTAGTTTCGCAACTGCCGAAAATTGTGGCAACCGCAGTCGAGGCAAGACCAGTTGAGGTCAGGCAGGATGACGCAGGCGACGCGATGTCAACCGCAAGGCGACTCATGGACCAAATCAAAAGAATGTTTTCGCAGGAATACACGGCGACCGAACTGGCAAGGATAGCAATGCGCAAAGGCATGGCAGTCAGTGAGTTCAACCGCGAGGCTTTGGAAAAAGGTTTCAAACGTGTGGCTGGCGTTGATGTCATCTTTGCTGAAAAATACCTGCAAGGCGAACTGCAACTTTTTGTCGCGCAGAATGTGAACCTGATTGAGTCCTTGTCACAAAGGACCTTTGCCGAAATCGAGGAACGTGTCTATTCAGGACTATCGTCTGGGACTAGATGGGAAAACATTTCGGACCAAATTGAGGAACGCTTTGGCGTTTCAGAATCAAGGGCCAATCTGATTGCAAGGGACCAGGTCAACAAGATCAACGGACAACTGAATCAACTTCGACAAGGTGAACTCGGCGTGACCAAATACATTTGGCGCACATCACTTGACGAACGTGTGCGTGACGCGCACGAACGCCTTGAGGGAACAGAACACCGATGGGACACACCCCCAAGCGAAGGTCATCCAGGCGAGGCTATTCAATGTCGATGCACCGCAGAACCTGTTCTCGATGAGTTCTTGGCCGAATAGTCCAAAGTCGTGCTGGCAGAAACTTGTTGCACGCAGACAAAACAAAGTTCACCATTGCATTGATGAAAACGGTTCGTCGTTTTGACCGCACACAATTGTCAAAGATCGAAAAAACACCGCAAGGGTTTGTTCGTTTGCCTGCTTTTGTGACAAGGGTCGGGGTTTTCAAATACAAGAAACCAGACGGTTCGATTGTCAGGGAACTGCGACCCCCTGATGAGGTGTTTTCACCAAAGTCCCTTGAGACTTTGAAACTGATTCCTGTGACCAATGATCACCCGACAGTGCTTGTGAATGCAGACAATGCCAAACAATTGGCTGTGGGTTGGACTGGGGAACTTGTGAAAAAGAATGATCAGTTTCTTGAAACGACTCTGACCATTCACGACAACTCTGCGATTCAAGATGTTGAGGGCGGCAAGCATGAACTTTCGTGCGGCTATGAATCAGAACTTGATGAAACGCCAGGTGTATTTCAGGGCGAACCTTATGATGTGATTCAACGAAACATTCAATATAATCATGTGGCATTGGTTGCGAAAGGTCGGGCAGGTCCGCAAGTTCGCTTGAAACTTGACTCGGATGATGCAATTCTTTTTGAGGACCAAGACACCAAAGGGGGAAAAATGGACAAACTCATGATTGGCGGCAAAGAATTTGAAGTGTCGCCAGAAATGAAAGCTGCAATTGAGGCTGAAATGGCAAAGTTGCAACAAATGGAAATGGACATGGCCGAAATGAAAAAGGACATGGGCGGCAAAGAAGAAAAAAAGGCTGAACTAGAGGTTGAACTCGACTCTGCGAAAAAGGAAAAAGACGCCTTGCAAGCAAAGTATGATGAGGCCATGGAACAGTTGAAAGTTCGCAAAGATTCTGCGGACGAAAAAACCGTTCACGCTTTGGTTCAAAAAAGAATCAAGCTTGAAAAAGTTGCTGGCGACGTTCTTGGCAAAGAAACCAAGTTCGATGCTGACCTGGACATGGACATCATGAAAAAAGTGATTTCAAAAAAATATCCAGATTTCAACTTTGAGGGTCGTTCGGCTGAATACGTTCAGGCACGATTTGATGCAATCGCTGAAATGGTCGAGGGCACAGAAAAAACAGTTGATGATTTTGGAAAAAACAAACAGACTCGAAATGACGGTGTTCCTGCCAGTGCTGATGAGGCACGAAAAAAGATGATCGAAGAGTCTATGCAGGCACACAAAACGCACGTTTTCGCGGCAAAGAAAAAGGGGGAATAGTATGTCTCAATTAAGTTATGCAGTTGACCAGGCTGTTGCATTCGCAGGAATGTTGGCAGATGCAGGAATGGTTCAGGATGTTGTCACAGGTGAAAACCTTTCGGCAGCGATTCCATTTGGTGTGATGACGGCAATCGGCGCAGGCGCGAATCAAATCGCATTGCCAGCGGCGGCAGGTGACGTGACAGACGTGAAAAAATTGGTTGGTGTTGCAATTGCACATCAAGCAATGGAAAGTTCAGCGTCAGGTTTGCCACAGTATGCGCCAAACTCTGCGGTGAATGTTCTGAAAAAAGGACGCGTTTGGGTTCAAGTTGAAAACGCCGTGACGCGAGGGACATCAGATGTTCACGTTCGTTATGCAGGTGTTGGTCAACGTGGTGGGTTCAGAGGTGCGGCGGTTGCTTCAGAAACAGCGGTTTTGCCAAATGCAAAATGGCTTTCAAGCACAACTGGCGCAGGTCTGGCATTGTTGGAAATTGATCTTTAATAGGGGGAACAGATGACTAAATTTATTCACTTAGATGCAGACGAAAGCATCTTTTTTGGACGGCAGCTTGAACACGTCAAGGCCAAAAGCTATGACGTAAAGTATGCAGAATTAAAGGCGCGTGCCTTGATTCCTGTTTCCTCTGAAGCAGGACCTGGCGCAGAAACAATCAAGTATGAACAATTCGACCAAGTCGGAATGGCGAAAATCATCGCATCTTATGCTGATGATATTCCTCGCGCCGATGTCAGGGGCAAAGAGTTCATTTCGGTTGTTCGTTCATTGGGTGCAAGTTATGGTTACAACGTGCAAGAAATTCGCGCTGCAAAGATGGCAGGCAAACCGCTTGAACAGCGTCGTGCAAATGCAGCAAAACGCGCAATCATGCAAATTGAAAACAGCATTGCATTTTTCGGTTCTGCGGCACACGGAATCTTGGGGTTCTTGAATCATCCAAACATTAGCTCAATCACACTTGCAGCCGATGGAACTGGTTCAACAACCACATTCGCAACCAAAACACCTGCACAAATCTTGCGTGACCTTCACAGAGTTTCAAACTTTGTTGTTGAAAACACAAGGGCAGTTGAGCAAGCTGACACAATGTTGTTGCCAGTGACTCAATTCAACTTGTTGAAATCAACACCATGGTCAACAACTGGCGATGGCAAATCAATCCTGGACTTGTTCCTTGAGCAGTCACCTTATATCAAGCAAGTTGAATGGGTGAATGAATTGCAAGGTGCAGGCGCAGGCGGCACAAATAGAATGATGGTTTACAAAAAATCACCTGATCATTTGACGCTTGAGATTCCGCAAGATTTCGAACAATTCGAACCACAATCAAGAAACCTTGAGTTTGTTGTTCCTTGCCATTCGAGAATCGGCGGCGTTCTGATTTACTATCCATTGTCGGTTGCATTCGCAGACGGCATCTAGTCGGTCAGTATATTCAAAGCATCAAGACCCATGTCGTTGACTCGGCATGGGTTTTTTGTTTTTCTGTTGGCACAACATAAGGGGGACGCAATGCTTTTAAAATACAACCAAGCAAACATTTTTGAGGCTGGCGATGGGGTGAAACTCATTCCAGGACTGAACACACACATTCTGAAATCTGATTGGGACAAAGTGAAATCACACCCAATCGTCAAAATATACCTTGATGAGGGCATGATCGAAGTGATTGAGGACTCGGAAAAATCAGGGGACAAAGTTGCAGCCAAGTTGCTTGCAGACATGGCACCTGCCAAGGCCATCGAGTTGGTTCAGCAAACGGTGCTTGTTCCAACGCTTGAGGAAATGCTAAAAACTGAAAAACGAAAACCAGTTGTGGCGGCCATCAAGAAACAAATCAAAGAACTTGAAACAATCGTCTATCGAGACGAAACAAAGGCAGAGGAAACCTCGGCTGAATAGTCTGGTTTTCAATCATGCGGGTTGCGCGTGCGCGTGACCTGCCCTATCCTTTGAACCATGAGGGGGCGAAGTTGGACCCGATCACACCACAAGACATCAAAGCGTTCGCGGCAGAACTCGAAAACGAAACCGACGAACGAATCAACCTGTTCATTGAATACGGACTGTCATTCGTCAATGAAACAAAGTTCGGGCGAAAATTCAAACTCGCGCACGTCCTCATCACTTGTCACCTCATCACGGCGGCAGGCAGAGGGGGAAACGGCGGCGGTGTCACGTCTGAATCAGTTGGTGAACTCTCAAGATCATACGGACAGACGACTGGGTCAGGCACTGATGAACTGGCGACGACGAGTTATGGGCAACAATTCATAGCATTGCGCAAGACTTTACTTCGAACACCATTGGTTGTTTAGGGGGCAGAGGTTGGCAAAAGGAACGGTTCGAACCACAGTGAAAAACTCGCCGTTGTATGCAAAGATTCTTGCAAACGCGGCTGCAATTTCGAACAAACCATTTGTCAAAGTCGGCATTCTTGAGGGCAAGGCAGACCAGGCCAAGGAAATTTCGGGCGACTCGCCAAATGCGCAGCCAACAGGATTGACCCTTGTCGAGGTTGCGACGTTCCATGAATTTGGAACATCACGCACACCTGAACGGTCGTTTCTGCGTGCGACGATTGATGCCAACAAATCAGAACTGCAAACTGAAACGCTGAACATTTTCAAAAAGGTTTCATCTGGTTCGATTGATGCAATGAGGGGGCTGGGAATCTTGGGGCTTTCAATCAAGTCCAAGGTCCAGAAACGAATCAGGGCAGGAATCAAGCCAGACCTAGACCCAAAAACAATTGATCGAAAGGGTTCATCAAAACCATTGATTGACACTGGTCAACTTGTAAACTCAATTCAACACCTTGTGGTTGAAAAAGGGGACTAAATGCTTGCTTTGATTCAAAGGTTCGGCAGAAAAATCAAGCTTGAGACAATCGGACAAGGGGCTTATGACACGAATGGAAACTGGGTTCGTGGGCCAAAGGTCCAGGTTGACATCATTGCAAGCGTTCAACCTTTGACGCCAGATGAATTGCAGCGGCTGCCTGAAAATCAATCAAACCGCGAGGCTGTGAAAATATACACGACCACAAAAATCGTTGTCGCATCTGACAAGACTCAAAAAAACTCTGATGTTCTGGTCATTGATGGCAGACGGTTCGAAGTTTTCGCAGTCACAAATTTCGTTCAACCGCAGGCCATGAACATCACCTATTATAGGGCCGATGCAATTCTTGAGGACGAGGTCATCTGATGATTGCAAGAATCAAAAAAGATCAAATTCACAATTGGGCCAAGACTGTTTCAGGGGTCACGACTGTTTGGATGAATCAGCGTGCGCCAAGGCCTGCGATTCCTTATGTTGCCATTGACATCATTGCAGGACCTGTGAAGGTCGGGCACGACAACTTGCGCCAAGACATTCCAGGTCAGTTCTATGTTGCAGGAATGCGGTCATTCACACTTTCGGTCAATGTGTTTGGGAACAATGCGAACGATTTGGCCGAACGATTGGTGACAAGCTTGGAAATGCCAAGCGTTCAGGAACTGTTGAGGGTGTCTGACATTGCCATCATCGACACAAGTGATGTCAGAGTCCTAGACCTTTTGCAGGAAACAGACGTTGAGGGTCGGGCACAGTTTGATTTTCGGTTTGCAACTTCGATCAATCGGGTTGACAATGGTGCAGGTTATATTGAAACGGTCGAGGTCTTGAACGAACTCGACAATTCAACTGTTGTTGTTGATGACAATTAAAGGGGGAAACATGGCTTTAGATTCAATCATTGACGTGTCAATCGTGAAGGGCACACGTTCAATTTCACGCGCAGGTTTTGGGGTGCCTCTCATCCTTGGACCAAATGCAGCATTCACAAATGAGGTTCGCGCCTATGCATCACTAGTCGAAGTTGCGGCAGATTTCGCAACATCGTCTGATGAATACAAGATGGCAGCGGCAATTTTGTCGCAGCAACCAAAAATCAAGAAACTTAAGATTGCAAAGACTTCGACACCTGTTGCACAGGTTGTGACGTTGACGCCAACGGTTGTGAACTCTGCGGTTTACACGGTGACGATTGACGGCGTTGTCTATTCGTTCACATCAGATTCAAATGCGACGGCGGCAGAAATCGTGACAGGCCTCACGGCTTTGATCGACGCAGACACAAATTGTCCTGCGGACGCATCAGGGTCAACGACACTTGTCTTGACTGCAAAAGCGGCAGGGCATTCGTTCACAGTCACACAATCTGCAAACCTTGCACAGGTTGTGACAACTGCGAACGTCGGGATTGCAACGGACATTCTGCGATATGCAGAACTTGATGCCGACTGGTATGCGCTTTTGACTGTTGGTGCAGATGATTTGACGATTGATGAGGCTACAAAAACTATCGAGACAATGCGCAAAGTTTACTTGGCGCGAAGTTCAGCGGCTGCAATCATCACGAATGTTTCAACTGACATCGTTTCAAGATTGAAAGCCAAGTCATTCATGCGCACACAGGTGTTTTTCAACTCTGTTGCGGCTGAATATCCAGACGCTGCATATTTGGGTGCGGTTCTTTCATTCGACCCTGGTTCATATACTGGCGAATACAAGAACTTGGTCGGGGTCACACCTGCCAAATTGACATCAACCCAAATCGGTTATTTGGAACTCAAAAATGCATCATACTATATTGAACTTGCTGGCGTTTCGATTGTGAAAAATGCGAAAACTGTAGGCGGCGAATGGTTTGACATCGTTCAATTCATCGACTGGTTGCAGGCACGCATTCAAGAACGTCTGTTTGGTCTTTTGGTCAACACCAAAAAGATTCCTTACACTGACCAAGGTGTTGCGATTGTTGAGGCAGAATTGCGTGCGCAGTTGCAAGAAGGTGTTCGCGTGGGCGGTTTGGCCGCTGACCCTGCACCAAGTGTTGAGGTTCCAAAGGTTGCAGACGTTGCACCTGCGGACAGGGCAGCACGCTTGTTGCCTGATGTAGCATTCCAAGCAAACTTGGCAGGTGCTATCCATGCGGTCGAAATTCAAGGCGTC